CCTGCGGGTATGCCAAGGGCACGTAGCGTTCGCACAAAATGGGGCGTCAGGCACTACATTCCGCAAAAGTCGCCTGGCGTTGTTTACCGCAGTATTGCGGCAAAGCTATCGGCAAGAAAACCAAAACTGGAAGGGCCGGTCAGGGTCACGATTGGATGCGTTTTTGAAATGCCGAAAAGCTGGTCGAAAGCAAAAAAGTTGAAGCACGACGGACAGCCACACACGCAGAAGCCGGACGGCGACAACATCGCGAAAGCGATACTCGACGGACTTAGCGAGTGCTGGCCTGACGATGCAGTGGTATGGGAATTGATTGTTCGAAAAGTGTGGGGCCAACATGGCTCCACTGTGGTTTTTGTTACCGACACAACAGAAGGGGAATACACGCCGTGAAGATTACACGAGGAAAGAAAATTGTACCGAGAAGGGTGCTGTTGTACGGCACGCATGGCATTGGCAAGTCGTCGTGGGCTGCACAGGCTCCGGACGTTTTGTTTTTGAATCTGGAGGACGGACTTAATGACATTGACGTCGCAAAGACTGAGCATCTGATTCGGCTCGAACAGGTGATGGAAGCGTTGACGTTTCTTGCCACCCAAAAGCATGATTTCAAATGGGTGGCGATTGATTCAGTCGACTGGTTGGAAGCCCTGATTCATGCTGAGGTGGCACGCGAAGCCGGGAAGCCGACGATCGGCGATATCGGCTACGGCGCTGGCTACAAATCAGCAATGGCATACTGGGACAAAATCCTGACAATGCTGGACTGGCTGCGAACGGAATCCGAGCGGAAACTGGGTGTGATTTTGCTGGCTCACACAGCGGTCAAAAAGTACACCGATCCGATGACTGACAGTTACGATCGGTATCAGCCTGCACTGCACGAGACAGCAGCGGCGACGCTGCAAGAATGGTGCGATGAAGTACTGTTTGCGTCCTATCGTGTGCACACTCGAAAGCAGGACGAGGGCTTCGGCAAGGAACGGGTAATTGCCGGAGGATCTGGCGAACGGCTGATCCGTTGCACGGAAACGCCGGGAGCGTTGGCGAAAAACAGGCTGACGATGCCAGAGACGATCGACTTTTCGTGGGCTGCTTACGCTCAGTATTTTACACAGGCTCCGGCGGCAAATATCAATGGCATTGTGGTTGATGGTAGTTCAAAAAAATTGGAGGTGACCAATGGTTAATTTGACGGGTTTTGATGCGTCCAAAGTCGAGCCAAACGAGCCAGCATCAGCAGTTCCGAAAGGCGAGTATCAGGTGATTATCGTGGAGTCGGAACGGAAGCCGACAAGCAAAGGAGATGGCTGGCTGATGAGTATGGTTTTGCAAATTGTCGAGGGACCGTTCAAAAACCGAAAACTGTACGACAGGCTGAACCTGGGCAACAAAAACGAAAAGGCAGTTACTATCGCAAGGGGAACGCTGTCAGCTATTTGTCGGGCAGTAAACGTGCTGTCACCGAAAAACAGCGAAGAGATTCACAACCGAACATTGACGGCCGTGGTCGACGTAAAAGAGTATCAGGGCAAGCTGCAGAATGAGGTCAAGGGCTACAAGCCAAAACAGACTGGCGTTGTGCCACCTGTCACGGTGACAGCGACCGGCGAAACGGTGGCGACATCTGGCAAACCGAATCCGTTTGGCAGTTCGCCGTTCTGATTTTGTGTTTGCGTCAACATCATTGCCCGGCAGTGGTCACACACTGCCGGGCTGTTTTTTGCGGAAAGGGATACAGGTGCAGGCGAGATATTATCAGGACGCGGCGAATCATGCGGCGTGGGAATACATGGCCAGCGGCCGAGGGAATCCGCTGATTGTACTGCCGACAGGAGCGGGCAAATCGGTGGTGATTGGCATGCTGATTCGGCAGGCTCTGGAGTTCAACCAAAGGGTTCTGTGTCTTGCCCATCGCAAAGAGTTGCTCGTTCAAAACGCCGAGAAGATAGCGGCGATGGCAGGCGTGCAGGTCGGACTGAATTCGGCTGGCCTTCGTCGGCATGATTTCGATTCTGCGGTCATTTGTGCCGGGATTCAATCCGTCTATCGAAAGGCCTTAGACTTTGGGGCACGCGGGCTGATTCTGATTGACGAGGCCCACCTGATTTCAGGCGATGCGGAAAGCATGTACGGCCAGTTCTTGGCAGACCTGCGGCGAGTCAATCAACGGCTTTTTGCTGTTGGCCTGACAGCTACTCCGTTCCGGACTGGGGAGGGGTCGATTGCTGGAAAGGATAAACTGTTCAGCGGCATCTGCTACGAGTCGATGACGGGCACTCTAATCAGCGAAGGGTATCTGTCCGCGCTGACCAACAAACCTGCTGATAGCACAGTCGACACGAGCCGGGTTTCAATTCGCGGCGGCGAGTTCGTTGCGGCTGAAATGGAGCGGGTTTTTTCTGGTGATAGCAACGTGCTGACGGCTTGTGGTGAGATTGTAAACGCATGTGCGGGCCGTCGGTCGATTCTGATTTTTTGTGCCGGCATTGCACACGCCGAACAGGTTCAGGCAACACTGCAGGTGATGACGGGCGAGCAGGTCGAAGTCGTTACCGGCGAAACAGACAACATGACACGCAGCCGGATTCTCAGCGACTTTCGGAACGGGGCCTTGAGGTGGTGCGTAAACGTCGATGTGCTGACGACTGGTTTTGACGCTCCGAGAATCGACGCACTGGCTGTCTTGCGTGCGACAATGTCGCCAGGTCTGTTCGCTCAAATTGTCGGGCGAGGACTGCGCAAGGCAGACGGCAAAGAAGATTGTTTGGTGCTGGATTTCGGCGGAAACATCGCGAGGCATGGAAGTCTTGATTCTCCGGACTATGGACGCTACACGGGCGGCAAAGGTTGGACCAAAGGCGAGCCGGTCGAACGTGAGGGAGCCGGCGGCACGAAGGTCTGTGACAAATGTCGCATTGAGTGTGCGGCACGGTCCGCGTTTTGCCCTGAGTGCGGGTGGGCGTTTCCGGCGAATCATGAGGGCACAGCAGACACCGAAAGCAAGATCACAGGTAAGCCGGAACCGGAGTTGTACGTGGTGACTTCGGTTGATTGGCATCGCCACGAAAAGAAGCGAGATCCGGACGCGATACCGAGTCTTTGCATTACGTACAACTGCTATCCCGAGAGTCGTGGGGAAGGTAATCTGACGGGAGCGGTTGTGCGTGAGTGGGTGTGTCTTGAGCACGAGGGTTTCGCGCGGCAGAAGGCTGTCGGCTGGTGGCAATGTCGAAGCCTGCAACCGGTGCCATCAACAGTCACTGAAGCCGTCGATATGGTGCACCGGGGAGCATGTCGTCAGGCGTCGCGGTTGTGGGTGGTGCCTGAGGGCAAGTGGCCGAAGATCGTGCGGGTTGAATTTGATGACGAGATTCCCGAGACTATGGCCGAGCCTGTCGAGGTGACAGGACCGGCGGAAGTGGATGAAGACTGGGTGCCGTTTTAAGGAGGTTGATTGTGGGTGATTCAAAACAGGTTGGCGGCGATCATTATAGCAAAATGGCTGTGCAACCGTGGGATGTTATGCGGTCGTGCTTTACGCCTGCGGCGTTCGCCGGGTTCCTGACTGGGAACGTGATTAAGTATGTGATGCGAGCGAACGCAAAAGGTGGCATTGAAGACTTGAAGAAAGCACAGCACTATCTGGACGAGTTGATAAGGTATCTGGAGGAGCCAAAACAATGAGCGGTGACATCGCGGAGTGCTGTCTGGATCTGATGTGGGCGATAGGTTGCCCGGTGGTGGTGTGGTCAGTCTGGCAATGTGTCCGGCTGTGGTGGTCGGTGGATGAGTTTTGCAGGGAGTGCGGCGATGCAGTGGATTGAGTTACTCGAGCTTTTTGCGTGCGTGATGGCGGCGATTGTGACCGCAGACATCGTTATTGACGTGTAAAAACACTGGGTTTTCAGAAATTTGGATTTTTGTTACGGAAATTCTTCGGAATCGGGCTTGCAATTTCCGATAACGAAACTACACTTCCCCCATCAGACAACACAAGTCTGACGGGGACAACACAACACACAACAGCACAAGGGATCAGGACAATGAGCACAAGCAACACACTTTGCGGCAAGTCAATCAGCATCGACAACAGTGGCTGCGGGCACAACTGGCGTAAGGTAGACGCAAGCGGATTGAGCGAAGACGTCCGGGAGATTCTGGCCGGCGAAATAATCGACGGCGGTCGCGAGTCTGGCAAAGAGTGCATCGGAGGCATCTGGTACCGCTGGGCGTAGGCGTTCGAGTTCTTCCCCCGTCGGATCGTCTGACGGGGGGTTTCTGACACACACTATTTCAGGATCAGGATGATGTGGGTCGATTGGTCTGGGAAAAATTACACGAGCCAGCACGTCGCGGAGCTACTTGGCTGCTGGTGCGGCACAGCATATACGGCTGAGTCTCTCGAGGCCTCGTATGCTGTTGGGCACACGTACCGTAATGGCAAAATTTGGTTTCAGCGGCTGAGCTGAAGCGTTTGACGGTGCAGCCACTCCCGCGTGGAGGGGTTTGTTTTCAACACTATTTGAGGGATCAGGACAATGAGCGGGATACACACAATTGAAGTAGACGACACTCGATATCTTCCTGGCGACAGCCGCAGGGCAGGCGGGCTAACTGTGTCAGCGGTCGTCGCGGTTGACTGCCAGGGCATCGCGTGGGCTACGCTGCTCAATGCACGAAATACACAGGAGCGGGAAGGCGATGGTTTGCCACGGCAGTGTGATGTTGATTACGGTTTGCGCCTGCTGGAGCAGTTGCTTTCGACTTGCGATTTTTACACTATCTGAGGGGGCAGGGCGATGAACGAAGCGGAACAAGCAATAAACGTCAGCGAGTGGAAGGAGCTACACGCAGAGTTGGAAGAAGTGAGCGACAAACGCAACAGACTGCAGGCCGAGAATAATCGGCTCAAAGCCTTGATTCAATTGACTCAGAAGGAGTGCGATGAGGCGAAGAATGAACTGCGGGATATGACAGCCGAACGGGACGCAGCTCGCAAATTCGCTGACAAATTGCAGGTGGATTTGGGTTACTGTCGGTGCGAGCACGATGCGGCCAGAGAGGGGTTGGCACAGGCCAAAGAGGCGGCAGATATGTTCGAGGCGGAGAATAAGTGCCTGCAGGACACGGTGCGCCAGTTGCGAGCGAAGCAGATTCACGACGATTTGCCCGGGGTGCTGAAGGCAATACAGGCAGCGGCACAGCAGGCACGGGAATTGATTTGAGGTTTACACACACATATTGAAAGGGGGACGCACATGAAAACAAACAACTGGCAAGAGATTTATCTCACAATGCGAGTCGGTGAGACTCGCTACATTATCACGAGCAGCCGAAAGTACGCTTCTGATCAGTTGCATTTTTGGAGGAAGCGACATCCGGACAACGCAAGGTGGTTCCGGATTGAGCCTGCATTCTGTGGGCGTGAGGGCATGGAAGGCATGATAATAACGCGGCTCCGTGAGCCATCGAGAGAACAACGAGCGGCACAAAAGACACATGAGAAGCGAAAACAAAACAGAGAGACGGTGGCGGTATGAACAGCGTTAAAATCACAGCGTACACGGTCCCGGTCGGCGAACAAACGGACAATTGTACCAGCCCTGAACAGTACATGGTCTGGGCGGCACGGGTCAGTAATCCCGGAAATCAGAGTAATCACGACACGGGCGAAAAACTGCTGCGGTATTGTCTGCGGAAAAAACACTGGTCGGTGTTTGAGCAGGTCAGCATTTCGATGGAGATCAAGGCACCTCGCGACATCAGCCGGCAGATTTTGCGGCATCAATCTTTTCGGTTTCAGGAGTTTTCGCAGCGGTACGCTGAGCCGTCTGGTGAAATCTGGCTGCGCGAAACACGGCTACAAGATTCAAAAAATCGACAGGCGTCTATTGAGTGTACTGACGAAGATCTAAGACATAGGTGGAATATACTGCAAGGCGAAATTGCACAGGCGGCACTAAAATCTTATGAATGGGCGATTCAGAACGGCATCGCGAAAGAATGCGCGAGGGCGGTCCTGCCCGAAGGCCTGACGCAGTCGGTCCTGATTATGACTGGCTCTGTCAGAAGTTGGATTCACTACTGCGAAGTCAGGCGAGCTGAAGAGACACAGAAAGAACATCGCGAGATTGCTGATTTGTGCTGGGAGCAGCTCCGGAAAGTGTGTCCGGTTGTGTGTGCGGCTGTTGAGGCTGAGGAGGTGGAGCGATGAGCAGGATCAGCGGCAAAGAGCTAAAAAAACGCGAGGATTGCAACGAGCGGCAGGCGATAGCGTGGGACATGCTTGACGCTTGGATGGGTACAAATCGGTTTCGGCGTATTCGTGAGTGTGGCAATGGGATTGAATTTTGCCTAGTTGACGATTTGAGCACGTGGGACTGGAATCAGTTAACGAATTTGGTTTTGTACGCTCATGCGTATCGGGTGCGAGTTAACCTGACCGGTGCGGCTCCGAGTTACCTGCGAGTGTGTCTACACGCACGGGAGGCGACAGGATCGACAACTGAGCGGCATCCGGGGCTAATGGAGTTGATGGAAATGGCGAGAAATCGACGACAAGTAAGATGAGGAGCAGTGATGCCACGTAACATGAGTTTCGCACTGACGACAGATCAGATTCAGAATCGAACGAAGACCGTCACCCGTCGCATCGGTTGGGGCGTTTTGAATTGCGGCGACATAGTAAACGCCTGTGTGAAGTGTATGGGACTGAAGCCCGGCGAAAAGATTGAGCGACTCGGGCAAATCCGAATCGTCAGCACTCGCATAGAGCCGCTTTCACGCATGGTGAAAAACCCAGAATATGGCGCAATTGAGGCAGTTAAAGAGGGTTTTCCGGGCTGGACTGGCGATCAGTTTGTCGACATGTTTTTGGATCACATGTCGCCAAAGTTTGGCAGCGACACATTGGTCAATCGCATTGAGTTCGAATATCTGGAGTAAACCATGATCGGGTGGTTAAGCGGGAGGGGTAGCGATGAGAGAACGTAGTAATCTGTTGTGGGGCGATCTGCAGACTGATCGCGAGCGGGCAGAATTCATCGAAAGCGGCCGAGCTGTTGAAACTGGTATCCTTGCCCAGGCAATGGTTGAGGATTTGGTGGAGGTGTATCGGCGGATTGATGAGGCGATAAGCAGAGCGGAGCGGGCGATACAGTTTGGCCTGACGCGTGAAGGTGACATTCTTTGCGTGTTTGCTCGCGATCTTGACGACGTTGTCGAGATTCTTCGTGGCAACGCTCCAACGGATTTGGAGGTGGCTAGTGGCTGAGCGCAAATCTGCTATGGTACTGCAGTACGAGCCACTACTGGGCAATTGTCGATGGGTGGATTTCGTCAGTCGGCACAAGTCTGAAAAGGCTCTAATTGCATCGCTGCGAACTGGCGTAAAACGCGGCGAATGGCATGAATGGCGATTGATTACGATCCATACCGAAGTTTTAGGCAATTGCGAGGTGGAGCATGACTAAACAAAACAAATGCCGATGGTGCGGTGTCGAAGCCAGTAAGCACGCCGTCAGCTATCCCTGCGGTTCATGGCACACTAGTGATAGGCAATGGTCTCAGGGTATTGCGTGTCGGGATCTGGGCGAGCAATTGCGGGTGCAGAACGAGCAGACGATCGAGAGTTTGCGGAAGCGGATTGATGCGGCTGTAAAGGCACTGCAAGACATTCCGCGATGTGAGGTGTATGCAGACGATCAATTCGGGATTTTAAGCGAGCACAATGAGCACGGCCACTGGGTTGAGTGGGATGAGATCGAAGACGTCGTCGAGATTCTGAAGGGCAACAGTCCAACAATTTTGGAGGGTTCGGAATGAGCGGCCAAAAATACGGCGAGATGGTTACAGACGAGCAGATCGACGAAGCGGTCGACGTGCTTGCGGTCGTCGCACAGCGATTTTTGCCAGCCGGGTGGTCGATCCATTTACAGTGCTATAGCCAGGGTAACGTCTTTGCCAGCTTGCACGACGTGGACGATAGTGGCGAGGTGAGATTCGTTTCATTACACCAGACATTTGCAGCAGCGATTGATGCGGCGATTCGCGGCAACAGTCCAACAAATTTGGAGGTGGCTAGTGGCTGATCGCAAAGCTGCCATGGTACTGCAATTCGAGCCGGCACTAGGCAATTGTCGATGGGTAGATTTTGTGAGCCGGCACAAATCTCAACGGACTCTGATTGCAGCACTACAGGCCGGAGTGATTCGCGGTGAGTGGCACGGGTGGCGCTTGATTACGATCCATAGCGAAGTTTTAGGCAACAGTCCAACAAATTTGGAGAGTTCGCCATGAGGACGTTTCATCATCAATCGGTCACAAAATCCCGGAAGCGCAGGCGGTGTGACTGGTGCGGCGAGTTGATCGACGTCGGGCAGCCCTACGACAGTTATCGTTTTGTGACCTTCGGGGATGCCGGTACAGTGCGAATGCATCCGGAGTGCCTGGAGGCATCCGGTGACATGGCGAAACAGGAGGGCGGTTGGTTTGAGTGGGATCTTGGCGAGTTTCGGCGAGGGTCGACGGAGCCAAGGTGAGGCAGCGGTTCAAAAATTTCGATGAGTTCGGAGGGGTAGTGATGACTGAGCCAATGAAATGCAAATACTGCGGCACTGACGCAATCGCACATGATGATGTTTTCGCAAGCGGCTGGCGTGCGGTGTGCGGAAGTTGGGATTTTGGGCACGGGCTTTGGGGTCGCGGCGAGGCCTGCTACTGGCGGTGCGCTTGGCGATTGCGAGGGCTGGAGCTTGACGAGCTGCGGCAGCGGATCGATGCGGCGATAAGCAGAGCGGGGCAGGCGGTGCAGTTTGGCCTGACGCTTGGCAATGGCGTAGAGTGCGTGTTTGCTTGCGAACTTGACGAGGTCGTCAAGATTCTGACGGGCAACAGTCCAACAAATTTGGAGAGCTCGACGTGAGGACAAGACCTTCTCCGAAAGCGCAAATTGCGGAAATCAAAAAGTATGGATTCATGCGAGGTAAATTGTCCGGAAACAGGTGTGACTACTGTGGTCGGCCTGTGGGCGTTGGCTGGTGGGGCAAAGTGTCCGGCGAATACAACGAACGGTCGTGCTACTGCCGTAAATGTGCTTATGCCCGAGCGTGTCAGCGTGATAATGTTACTGATGCAGTTCGAAAAATCCGATGAGTTCTGAGGGGTAGTAATGGCTGATGATTTTACATTCAGGTTTGTCGAATTTAACCAGAGACGCGCGGCACGCGGAGCGCCAGCAGCAAGGATTGATTTTGGCGGTGATTGGGTATGGATGAGTTTATTGGATTTGCGGCGAAATATTAAGATCTATGGGCCACTGGCAGCATTCACGCAGGCAATCGAGGCTTACAAAAACAAAGGGCGGTGATAGTGATGACTGACAAAACGGATGAAGCAATTGGCAGGATGAGGACATACCTTCGGGGCAATGCGGACCGACACACTCCGGAGTTTGTGGCTGACCTGACGACGCTGATTGAGGCGGCGAAAGGTGAGCAGCGGCAGGAGTTGGTCCGGCGGTTTGCTGTGGCAATGGTGGGGACAGATAACTACGGCGTGAATAAAGTCTGGGAGTGGGCCGAGAAGCTGGCGGACGCAGAGCCAAAGATTGGAGGAGCTGATAATGATTGACGATGAGCCAAATGACGAAAACTGGCACGACGAAAACGAAACACCTAATGAGACAGGGTGGTATTTGTGCGATGCTGTAGACCATCGCTGGGGACCCGGTGTTTTCAAATATCGCGCATGGGGACATGGTTTTTGGTGGATTCCTCTTTTGGATGGATGGTTGTCGTCGCCCGTTGGCACATATCGCTGGGTTGGGCCTGCATATGACATTGACGGCCCCTCCCCGCACGGCGACAACCCTCAGGAGGACGCTGAGTCGTCCAGCAATCCTTGACATCTGACACAGGTTGACGCCAATCGAGTCGAAGCGAGCGGCGAAAACATGACACAATTTCGGCGGATACTACCGCCGAATCTTAACCCGTCTTGCCGGA